TGACCATATTTTCTCTTTCCGTTCACAGCAGCCTGATTCTAAAGCTGTTGTAGGTGTCTACATCGAAGATGCAGCCGCCCTTGCGGATGAGAGCCAGTTCATCGTGAAGCATGATGATTCTGGGTCAGCGCCTCGCCATCTGTTGCAGAGAACAATTAAAAAGATCCCTGCTGCAAACGCCGAAGGGAAACGCAAACGTATTACCGTCAATGCGACGGTAACAGCGGATCGCGAATTCACCTTGGCGGAAGTCGTCACCGAATTTAATTTGCTCGTTGACGCGCTTGGCGAAACCGGTGTATGTGCCTCTATGCTCTCCTCGAAATTGTAGGAGAGTTGGCATGTACGATGCAATTTTAACTTTCTTGCATCAGGCTACCGAGCTGCTCGTGCTTATCATAGACGAGTCGGAAATACTGGTTGTCCATCTATCAGCTCTATTGCGGAGCTTAGGTGAGCTTTGGCCGGAGATCTAACATGGTAAAACCATGCAAGTCTGAAAAGCCGAAGGAAGAGTCACACGACTCAGCATCCCAAGATTACAAAGAATTCTGCTTGAGACACGACTGTGTCGTGGATTATGTGGAAGGAATGCTCAGGGATGTCATGACAATCTGGCCTTCGTACAAGGAAACTGACTTCGCACGTGACAACAAAACGCTTCACGTGCGATTTTCTCACGAAGGGTTAAGTTTTATAACTAAAACCCTTCCGGCTCTGTTCGACGGTGTTTTGTCGTTCTTAGAGACCGGGACTTCAACGTATCCCGAATCGTTCAAATGTGTTCGGAACCGCGACTACCCTGTATTCCTACAGCGGCTTACGCGTGAAGTACATGAGAATCCTAACGAAGAAGATAGGGCGCAGGTGGTGGGCTTGCTTTACCAGGTCTGCTACTCCTTTAAGAAATTGGAGGGGCCCTATCGACAATCTGTGCTCGATCAGCAGTTGATCGACTTCAAAAACGTGGATCGAGGTTTACCTAAAAAGTACCCCGACAGGGTCGACCAAGATATACTTTGGATCGCCACTCGCATCATTACACGGATAGTAGGCAGCTTGAATCCGCTTGATCTCAATCAAGCTCAGGATTTTAGGCCACGCCCAGGTCCCGGTGCGACAAATACGCCCACGGAAGCTCATGCTAGGTACCGACCTAACATGAAACACAGAAACTTGGAGAAACTGTTTCCCTTAAAGGAATGGTACGCTCCCCCGTCTATCTCACCACAAAGAAATCGGTGGGATTTGAGGGTCGGTCACCATGTATCCTATTCGGACCTCGAGTATGGTGCATTAACTTCACGCTTAGAATTCGTTCCTAAGACGTTCTCGAAGGCGAGGGAGATTTGTGTGGAAGAACTGGTTATGCAGTGGTTACAGCAGGCCATGCGGCGTGCTATATACCGACACGTAGAGGGGTACTCCCCTGCAAAGGGGTTTATCAACTTTGCGGATCAATCGGTTAACGCCATGTTAGCATTGGAAAATTCGCTAACGAAGAAAAAGGCAACGATTGATATGTCTGCAGGGTCGAACAGAATACCGCGAAACCTTGTAGTGAGGCTCTTCAAGATGTGTGATAGAAACTTCCTGAAGGCACTGCTCCGATTATCAACACGGACAGTGCGATTACCCTTTGGTGATAAGAAGTACATGAAACTTAATATGTACGCACCAATGGGCAGCGCCCTCTGCTTTCCAGTTATGAGCCTTGTACATTACGCACTGGTTCATGCAATTTGCATCCATTTTCATGACTGCTCTAAAGATTACACGACCCAGGTTTATGTCTACGGGGACGATATTATCGTTGACTGTGACATGATCCCTTACATCTACGACACGTTGCCTCACTTTGGTATGAAACTAAATACCAAGAAAAGCTACGCGTATTCGTATTTTCGTGAATCATGCGGCATGAACGCCTATTATGGCATTGACATTACACCCACCAGGTTTAAAAGACTGGTGAACAACCCCCGAGATTTCAACGGACTCGCATCGGCACTGGCTAACGAAGCCAGCTTATACCATAAAGGATATAAGCATACCGCTGCAATACTCCGCGAATCGATCCGTAGGACCTACAGAACAATTAATTTTGGTTTTGTACCTCCTAAATCAGGTTATGTTGGATTTATCCGACATGATTTTGATGCGACGTGGGACTTGGTCTCTGAACGTCGTTGGAATCGATCACTTCAACACTGGGAAGTTTTACGTCTTGTGTTTGAAACGAAAGTAGAAAAACACAAGATCCCAGAGTCGGAGCGATATTTGAGGGCTCTAGTGCAAGGCTCGAAAGACACTATGTCAATCGAAGCACTGGGGACCTGGGCCGGCCATACGTATGAACGTGTTTTGGTCGACTCATGGGACGAGATGGCGAAAGTGGGGAATATCTACAAGCTCGTACGGGTATCCAACCCGACGATACAGGGACCCCCTGCAATTCGTACATCTGTTGCCTCAAATGGACTCGGTGGACGTCGTGACGCAATTCTTACTGTGCGCACGAAGTGGACTCCCTATCCAGCGCGGTACAACCGCGTGGCCAAAAGGAATCCGGGTGAAAAACTGGAGTCGATACCTTAATCGACTATCCGGGGCGAGG